CCCAGTGGCTACGGTCACTGGGTTCTCTTGGAACAAACAAACAATCAAAACAAAGGTAAAAACAAAATGGCTGGTATTCAAGATTTTATGCCCTACGTCGACGACTTCATCGGAACTTCCGCAACTTTCCCTACGTCGGCTGACCCTGCAACCCCTTGGCTGATCGTCGATGCTTCGGCTGCTGGTACACCCACCTACGTTCGGGCAGCTTCGGAAGCTACCCTGACATTGGCAGCAACGAGCGAAGTAGAAAACCTTTGCTTGGCTCACGGTGACTCGCTGGCTTTCGACATCGACTTGATCCAGTCGATTGAGATGAGAGTCAAGCTGACTGCCGTATTCACAACCGGAAGCGAACTTGTCTTTGGTTTGGGTTCGGCTCGGAGCGACACGACCGACAGCGTTGCGGCAAACGCTTGGTTTAAGATGGTTGGTGCCAACAGCACTACTCTCGTCTACTGCGAAACTGACGACGGTACTCGTGACGTTGATGACATCTCCAGCGGTCAAACTCTTGGAACGACCTACAAGAAGTTCTTGATCGACTTCACCGGCGGCAAGTCCAACGTGAAGTTCTACATCGATGGCATCCGTGTTGCCGCATCGCAAACCTTTGATATGAGTGGATACAGCTCCGGCTTGCAACCGATCATTCAGTTGCAGAAGGCAGCGAACACGAACGTCAATGCTGTTGTGATCGATTACGTTGACATCATTTGCAAGCGATAACCGATGAGCCTTCACGACATGATTCAAGCAGATGCTTCAGCGGTATTCTGCAACACAAGCGACTTTGCTGAGACTGCAACGTACAAATCACGTTGTGGTATCAGCAGGCCGATTCGTGTTGTCATCATCCGCGATGCACTTGCACTGGTGCCCGAAGATGGGGACACGGTGACTCCAGTTTCGGAGATCCACGTTTCCACTACGGGTGACTACGGAATCACGTCGGCAGAATTAGACATCGGCGGCGATGCGATTGAGTTCGAGTATCGAATTGGACGCGACGCAAGACCAAGAACCATTACACGACTGCTAGGGCACGACGAAGGGATGTTGGTACTCGAATGTCGCTAACCGTCCTTGAATCAATTGCAGTCGCGTTGGTCACTCGATTGGAGGGAATGGTCAACTCCAGCACCTACGAAACGAGCGTCAGCAGTGTTATTCGTCCAACACGAAATGGCGGCGAATACAACATTGAAGACCTTCAAATTGTAGTTCGGCAAGGTTCGGAAGAGATCGTTGACGATTTGAGCTATCCAGGCAACCCGCCATCGATTTGCAAGCGGCAGGTATTCAACTTGCGATGCCACGTGCTTCCAAGCGAATTGGAGTCAACGCCAATCGACACAACGATCAACACGTTCCAAGCGGATGTCATCAAGTGCATTACCTCGGGCGCAAACTGGTATCAGTTCGGATCGTTGGCAATCGATACAAAACTGCTGGCTGTCGAGTTGATAAACGAGGATGGCGGTATCGGTGGTTTCAACTTGCCGGTCGAGATCACTTATAGGCACAGCGAAAACGATCCGTACCAGGTGAGGGCATGAAGATAACCATCGACCAAAGCTCAATCGACAACATCAAAACAGTGCTTGGTGATTTATCACGAAGGTACGGACGCGAGCTGGCTACAGCAGTCAATGCCACAGCTAAAAAGGTTCGGTTTGAGGCATCAAAAGAACTGAAGAAAGAATTGAAGGTTCCCGTCAAAATCTTGAAGAAGGTCATCAAACAAAAGGCGCGAGCCACAGAAGATAAGACGCAAGCAACTATCGGATTCTTCAAAGGCTATCCAATTCCGCTGAAATACTTTGGGGCAAAGCAACTAAAGAAAGGCGGGGTGTCATTCAAGATCAATCCCAAGTTTCGAATCACTTCCGTTTTGAAGAATGCCTTCATCGTCAAGCAGTACGGCGGCAATGTCTACGAGCGAGCTGGTGAAAAGAGATTTCCACTAAAGAAGCAATTTGGACCGTCTCCAGGTAGTGCGTTTGAGACGTTGCAGTTGATTCCAAAGATGCTTGTCGTCGCGCAAGCAGAACTTCCCAAACAAGTACAACGACGAATCCGATTCCTAACATTAAAAGCCAACGATGGTTTGAGAGGTAAACAGAAAAAATGACACTTCTAAAGCGCAAGCGAGTACTCGCAGCAAAAATCGAAACAACCGTCGGCACAGCAATCGCATTGACTGGCACAGACGCCAGTTTCAACGCCTACGACATCATGATCCAGCCAGAGATCGAAGTCGAAGAGCGTGAAGGGCAAGCAGGCTTCGGCATGCTGTCCAGCGTTGTCGGTGGCTACAAAGGCAAGGCGACCTTCAAGATCGATTGCGGGTGGGACGGGACCGTAACCGAACCAACTTGGGCCGATACATTCCTTCCGGCTTGCGGACTCGTCAAGTCCGGTCAAGTGTTCACGCCACGCAGCGAAGCACCTGGCGCCAACGTCAAGACGCTTACAATCGGTGCGTTCTGCGATGGCATATTCAAAAGCATTTGCGGTGCTGCTGGAACCTTCAAACTAGTCTGCCCAACTGGGCGAATGGCTTACTTTGAATTTGAGTTTCAAGGCGTCTGGGTGCCTCCAACCGACGTAGCAATCCTGGCACCAACGTACCCGACAGCACTGCCGCTCCGGTACGCAAGCAGCACGACAACCTTTGCGTCTGTCGCGTTGTTCCTGGAGAACCTCACGCTCGATTGTGGCAACGAGATCACCATGCGGGAAAGCCCTGCAACTGCTGGCGGCTTCCACTCGGCAATTATCACCAATCGCAACCCCAAAGTTACTGCCAACCCAGAAGCCAAGCTGATTGCAACCCGCGATCCAAACGGGCAATTCTTGGCGATGACTGAAGGCGCGTTGACTTGGGGACTCGACGGGCCGACAAACGCAGTCCTGACAACAGCAGCTCCGAAAGCTCAGTTGATCAAGGTCCAAGAAGCCGACCGAAACAACCTCGTAACTGACGATCTCGAATGGCAACTGAACCGCGACGGATCGACAGTTGACAACGAGTTCTCGATGACCTTCACAGCAGCAGTTTAACCCATGCCACGATTTCTAGAACCAGATCAAAAGTTCCCGATTGTGCTTGATTCCGACAAGGACAAGCCAATCGAGTCACGACCAACGTTCTTCGCTAAGTCGCTTTGTATGCGAGAGCAAACAAGACTCGGCGTTGAGTTGGATGAAGCCTTTGCCAGACCAACGCTAGAGGAGATCTTCACGGCGACATGCGACCTACTCACAAAGTATTTAGTCGGGTGGCAAAACATGGGTTCGTTCGTGTTCGGGTGCGACGTTCGCGAGTTTCTCGGCATCGACGAAGCGAGAGACCTTCTGAGGAAAGTCTACTCGAACCAACATGTAACCCACGAGGAAAAAAAAAGCTAAGAGTCGCGGCATACATTCGGCAAGGCCAGTTGTGCCGCCACTGTTCGAGCAAGGAGTGTAAAGACGCTGGAACCGATCAAGAGCCAATCGAGATCGAGTGTCCAGCGTGTGACGGTGGAGGGTGCAACGAATGCACGTTTGGAATGGTTCGGATCGACGGTTGCCCCAACGCATACTGTCGAGAGATGGTGCCTCTGGTTGAGTTGGCAGACTTGTTCGAGAAAGGGATTCCACCGATAGCGGGTGGAGCATTGGACCAATCAGCTTGGTTCCTAAAAGCGGTCAAGATTTTGAGTAGTGACGAATCGGAAATTAAAGCGAAAGCACAATGAGCGAATCAGTCAACATCATCATCGACGCAGACGACTTGGCATCGGCTAAGGTTGCAGCAGCAGCTAAGAACGTCGAGAACAATATCAAGGCGATCAAGACCAGCGGCGAGCAGGCTAAGAAGTCCACTGAGTTCTTCGGTGTGATCGCAAACGCTTTAGGTGGTTCGGAACTTGGTCAGTTCGCAAGTCAACTTGGCGCGGTAACTGAAAAGACTAGCCAGTTTGCGGAAGTTCAAAAGCTCGGCGGTGCGGGTGCTTTAGCGTTCAAGGCGGGATTGGTTGCTGCTGTCGGCGTCATTGCTTTTCAAGTTGGCTCAGCACTTGGCAACGTTATCTTCCAAACGGAAAAATGGACCGAGAAACTAAAGGAAGCAACTGAGAAATCGAAAGAGCTATCAACTGCGGCTGCAAGCATCCAGATGACGCAGTTCAGCGAGCGACTAGAACAGATACAAATTTTTG